CTCCGCAAGCTAACCGGCGTGCAAGCACAGATCGATGCTGCCGCCAAGAACGCAGACGCACAGATCGCTGCCACACAACAGGCCGCCATCGATACGCAGAGCACGATGAACGCTCAGGCCAAGGCCGCAGCTGACCAGATGTCGATGCAGGCTGCCCGCGAGGCTGCCTCTGACAAGGCCGCTGCCACCATCGGCCAACCCCTGGCTACCGCAGACGTTGCCCTGGAAGACCCCACGGCCCGGCCCACGCGCAAGACGCGCGGCGCCTTCGGCCGCGGCACCAGCGGCGTCAGCATCTAAGGAGACAGCATGCGCCCTCAAACCGCATCGCAGATGTGGACCCAGATGTCCGCGACCAAGTCCGCCCTGATGACGCGGTGCGAGCGTTACGCTCAGCTGACCATCCCGAAGATTTGCCTCCGCGACGGCTTCGTCCCGGAGAGCACGGACCAAGCGCACGACTTCCAGTCGGTCGGGGCCCAGGCCCTGAACCACGCCACCAACAAGGCGATGATGGTCCTGTTCCCACCGAGCCGGCCGTTCTTCGTGCTTGAGCCTGACGCTGCCGTTCTGGCAGACCTTGCTCAGGCAGGCGCCGATGCCAACGACCTGTCGGCCATCTTCGCTTCCAAGGAGCAAGAGGCCACCCGGTACATGCAAGCCAGCGGGCAGCGCAACAAGCTGCACACCGCAGTCAAGCACCTGATCTGCACGGGCAACGTGCTGCTGGACCTGAGCGAGCAGGAGATGCGGGTCATGGGCCTGCGGTACTTCTGCGTCAAGCGCACGGTGCGTGGCAAGCTCTACCGGCTGGTCATCTGCGAGAGCGTGCAGTTCGACGAGCTGGACCCTGACATCCAGGCGCTCATCCAGAAGAAGCCAAGCTCGCCCGAGCACAAGGTCAGCCTGTACAAGTGGGTGCAGCGCATGCCCAACGGGGACTACACCATGTCTCAGTGGGTTGACGAGCAGCGCCTGCCGCAAGCCTACAACGGCAAGTGGTCCGAAGTAGACCTCCCGTTCCATGCCCTGGCCTGGGACCTCGCTGACGAGTCCGACTACGGCACGGGCCTCGTCGAGGAGTACGTCGGGGACTTCGAGGCCCTGTCTGGCATGGCCGAGTCTGTCGTCGGCGGCGCCATCCTGGCGCTCGAACAGCGCTGGCTGGTCAACCCCACGGGCATGACCCAGCCCGAGGACCTGAACAACAGCAAGAACGGCGATGCCCTGCCGGGCGTGCCGGCTGACGTTGCACCCACCCAGGGCGGCAACCCGCAGGCAGTGCTGGCTGGCCTGGAAGTGCTCAACCGCTGGGAGCAGCGCATCGCTCGCGGCTTCCTGCTGCTCTCTGCCATTCGCCGCGACGCTGAGCGTGTCACCGCTGAGGAGTTGAGGCAGGACGCCCAAGAGCTTGAGACTGCCTGGGGCGGCGTGTACAGCATGCTCGGAGTGACCCTGCAGAAGCCCGTTGCCCGCTGGGCACTGCGCGGCATCGACATGGACATCAAGGGCACCAAGCTGGAAGCCACGCCGATCACCGGCCTGGACGCCCTCGGCCGCAACAGCGAGCTGGACAAGCTGCGCTACGCCTTCGGGGACCTCGCGTCTGCCGCAGCCGTGCCGCCGCAGCTGCAGAACCGCATCAAGTGGGGACCGCTCGGCAAGTTCGTTGGTGCCGGCCGCGGTATCGACCTCGCACCCTTCATCATGTCCGACCAGGAATTTGCTCAGGCCATGCAGGCCGCGCAGCAAGCCCGCGTCGATGAAGCAACCATGACTGCAGCCGGCACGAGCGCTGGCGAGCAAGTCACACAAGGAACCGCATGACGACAGACGTTCAAGTTGCAGCCCCGGTCGCTACCGGTGCAGACGCGCCCGCTCCGGGTGGCCCGGCCCCAGGCACTGCGCCGACACCGCCGGCCCCTGTTGCGGCCCCGGCTGCGCCGGCAGCACCCGCTGCCGCCCAGGCGCCCACTGCCCCGCCAGCCGAGCCGGCCAAGGCCGAGCCTGCCGCAGCGGCTGCGCCCGCGTTTGAGCCCACCGGCAATCCCGCACTCGACCTCGCCCTGGAGTTCGTGAGCACCATGGGCCTGAAGCCGGATCATCCGGCCATCGTGGCTGCCGAGGAGGGCAACTTCGCTCTGCTGGAGGCCACCCTCGGCGCCATGGGCGACAAGGCCCGCGGCTGGGAGCGCTACACCGCTCTCGCCAAGGGCGCCTGGGAACAGGTCAAGCAGGCTGCCGAGGCCAAGGCTGCTGAGCAGAAGAAGGTCGTGACCGACGCTGTTGGCGGCGATGAGGCCTGGACCAAGATTCAGACCTGGGCTGCTGCCAATGCTGAGCCAGCCGAGAAGGAAGCCGTCAACGCTGCGCTGGCTGCTGGCGGCATCGCTGCCAAGGCCATGGCCCAGTACCTGAAGAACCTCTACGAGGCAGCCCCGGGCACAACGGTCACGCCCAAGTCAGCCGTCCCCAACCAAGTCGGCTCTGTCCCAGGCGCAGACGCCAGCGGCCCGCTGACCCGGCAGGCCTACGTCCAGGCTGTGCAGGACCTGTACAACCGCAAGAATGGCCGCATCGACGGCGACCCCGAGTACGTGATCTTGCAAGCCCGGCGCGAAGCCGGCCGCGTGCGCGGTCTGTAATCCGGTCCCTCTATGAACAAGAAGCCCCGCCGCCGCAGTTGATGGCAAGCCGGGCTCTTTGCCATCAACCAACAAGGAGAGAGCAATGGCTCTTGAAAGCACCACCGGCATCGTTCGTCCGGGTCAAGAAGGCGGCACGGGCGACACCGATGCCCTGCACATCGAGGAGTACACCGGCATCGTTGAGGGCACCATCGCCCGCAAGTCCGTGCTGAATGGCTTCGTGCCCCGCCGCGCAGTCCGCGGCACCTCGGTCATCCAGTCGTTCGCGGTTGGCGAGGCGGCGCTGCAGAAGGTCGTGCCGGGCGTGACCCCGGACGGCGCGAACAAGAAGTTCGGCAAGAACACGCTGACCATCGACACGCTGATCCTGGCGCGCGACATCTTCCCGCTGCTGGAAACGTGGCAGACGAGCTACGACGCCCGCAAGGAAGTTGGCCTGGAGCACGGCAAGAAGATCGCCAAGTTCCAAGACCAAGCCTTCTTCATCCAGGCCATCAAGACGGCCCAGCTGACGAACCCGAAGTTCACGGGCGTCACCGGCGCCGGCCACTTCGGCGGCACGCAGGTCACCTTCGCCGGTGCCTCGGACCACCTGGACCCGGCCAAGCTGTACGCCAAGATCGCGGAAGCCTTCGTCGGCATGGAGCAGAAGGACGTTGATCCGCGCACGGACGATGTCATGCTGGCCCTGCGCCCGGCCGAGTTCTACACGCTGCTGCAGAACGAGATGCTGATCAACAGCGAGTGGAAGTCCGCAGAGGGCAACTCGGTGCACGGCATGGTCCTGAAGACCTACGGCGTCCCCGTGGTCAGCTCGAACAACGTGCCCCAGGAAGTCATCTCCGGCCACCTGCTGTCCAACTCGGACAACAGCAACGCCTACGACGGCGACTTCACCAAGGTCATCGCCACCGCCTTCAGCGCACGCGCGCTCCTGGCTGGCGAGACGATCCCGCTGACGACCGCCGTGTTCTGGGACGAGAAGTCCAAGATGTGGTTTGTCGATGCTCACCTGAGCTTCGCAGTGGGTCCGAACCGCCCCGAGTTCTCGGCAGTCCTGCTGAAACCGTAAGGCCAGCGGGTGGCTACGGCCACCCTGCATCCTGCCCAAGTGACGCGCATCTGTGCGTTGCTTGGGCGCTTTTGTCGTTTGTGGAGCGCCCATGCGAATCCTCGATGTCGTGAACGAAATGCTGGGGACGATGGGCGAGACACCGCTCAACTCCCTGCTGCAGCCGCACCCCTTCCTCGCGGCTGCCAAGAAGGCACTGGAAGACAAGAACCGGGAGATTCAGGCCCGCGGCTGGTGGTACAACACCGAGGCCATGGTTGGCCGGCCCAGCCCCGAGGACTCCCACATCTACCTCAGCTCGGACATCCTTGAAGTACGCGCGCCCTCACGCAACGTGGTGCAGCGCGGCGATAGGTTGTACGACCTGGACACTGCGGACACGGTCTTTACCGCCGACATCGACTTGTCAGTGGTGCGCCTGATCCCGTTTGAACAGCTGCCCGAGCTTGCCGCGCAGTTCATCGCGGCCGAGGCTGTCAAGGCCTTCCAGAAGAACTACGATGGCGACCGTGCCAAGACCGAAGAACTTCGAGGCGAGGCCCGCGAGGCCAGGGCTGAGGCCCGTGCCCAGCACATCCGCTCGGTGCGCGCCAACTTCTTCGACAGCAACTACACCCTGTCCCGGCTGCGCCGGCTCGTCTACCGAGTTCGATAAGGAGGGCCCATGAAGGTCTCTGGCTCGATTGAGTCCCTGCTGCGCGGCGTGTCCGAGCAAGCACCCAACAACCGGCTGCCCGGTCAGTGCACCGAGCAAGTCAACCTGATCCCGGACCCGGTCCACGGGCTCACCCGGCGCCACGGCAGCACCTTCCTGGCTGAGGCCACGATTGATGACTACCTGCCGACCTTCGAGGCAGACCTCCGGGCGTACCGCTCGTTCAGCTACGAGCACAACGGCGAGTCCTACGACCTGCTGATCCGCACCAAGGCCCGGCCGCCCGGTGGGCCTACCTACGCCTACCCGGTCATCGTCTATAAGCGCAGCACGGCAGAGTTCCTGCCGGTGGATGCAGGCTGGGACATCGACTGGAGCACGGGCGGCGTAAGCGCTGTGACGGCCATCGGCAAGTACGTGGTCTTCGCTGGCAACACGATCACGCCTGGAGCTACCAGCGTGGACAAGTGGGGCGACGCGGCCAACCAAGCGCTGAGCGCGCTGTGGATTCGTGGCGGCGCCTATGCCCGCACGTTCACCGTGCGTGCCACCAAGACGGACAACACGGTTGTCACGTTCTCCTACACCACCCCGCAGAGCAGCTACCAGGGCTTGCTCGACACCAGCGCTGTGCCGGTGTTTGTGGCCGATCCGGCAGGCGGCACCACGAGCGACACGGAGTCCGCCTACGTTGAGCCCACGCTGTACACGGCCGAGTTGACTTGGTACGCCTGGAGCCCCACCGGCCTGACAGCCAAGAAGGGCGCCACGAGCATGACCAACGTGCACCCGGCCGCGCCTGCCAACAGCCTGCAGTTCTCCTGGGCTGCCGGCGCGCAGTACGTGCAGTTCCACAGCAGCAACGCGGGCGCCAGCGACATCAGCCTGACGTACACGCACACCAAGACCAGCCCGAACCCGAACTATGCCCGCGTCGTTGGGCAGCTGACGAACGAGTACAACAGCGCTGTGACCTCGTGGATCGGCACTGCCGCCGAGGCCATCCAGCCGGCCAGCATTGCCGAGGCCCTAAAGGACGCGGCAGTAGCCGCTGGCCTGGGCGCCTCGCGTGTGGACAGCACCGTCGTCTTCAGCAACGTCAAAGAGCTGGACGCCAAGGACGGCGGCGATGGCTCCCTGGTGCGCGGCGTGGACAGCGAGGTCAGCAGCATCGATCAGGTGAGCACCGTGCACTGGGTCGGGAAGATCGTCAAGGTCCGCCCGAGCAACTCGCAGGACGGCTTCTACCTGAAGGCCGAGCCGATCACGGCTGGCAGCACCGGCTGGGCGGCCGTGCGTTGGGTCGAGTCCGCAGGCACGGAGCACTCCATCACCAGCGGCCTCGCCCTGGGCTTTGTGGACGGCGGCTCGTTCCGCCTCAGCTCCGACCTCGTTGGCGAGGTCACAACCGGCGCCTGGGCTGGCCGGCCCTACTGGGTGCCGAGCACGGCCGGCGACGGGGAGACCAGCCCGCTGCCGTTCTTCGTCGGCAAGAAGATCACCTACCTGGGCATGTTCCAGGACCGCCTGCTCATCGGCGCTGGCGGCGTGGTGCGGGCATCCCGCATCGGGGACTACTTCAACCTGTTCCGCACGAGCCTGCTCACCGTCACAGCTGAAGACCCGTTTGAGGTTTCCAGCCTGGGCAACGAGGACGACACCCTGCGGCATGGTGTGCTGTACGACCGCGACCTCGTGCTGTTCGGAGAGAAGCGGCAGTACGCCATCTCCGGCCGCGTGCCACTGTCGGCCACAAACGCGAACATGCCTGTCATGTCCTCGCACCTGGGCGCAGCAGACACCCCGCCCGTGGAGTCCGGTGGCCTGATCTTCTACGCCAAGCACGGCGCAAAGTCAACGGCTGCCTACCAGATCGAGCCCGGCCGCAACGTGGAGAGCCCGCAGGCCTTCCCGATCAGCGCGCACCTGGACACGTACATCCGCGGCAAGGCCGTGGAGATGCTGGCCCTCTCGCGCCCGAGTGCACTGGTCATCCGCACGGATGAGGCACCGAACGACCTGTTCCTGTTCTCCTACCTGGACAGCCCAGACGGGCGGCAGCAGGGGGCGTGGTATCGGTTCGAGTACAGCACCGCGCTGGGTCCGATCATCGGTATCAGCGGCTCAGACGTTGCAGACGGCTTCCTGATCTTCTACTTGCGCCCGCGGGTCAACTCCAGCGGCGACATCGAGTACGGGGTTGTGGCTGATTTCCAGTCCATGGTCCCGAGCCTGAGCGACACGCCGTATCTGGACAGCCAGCGCGACTGGCCTACGAGCAGCATGCTCTCCGTGGACAGCGGCGAGTGGTGGGCAGCGGCGTTCGACAACACTGGTGTTCGACCCAGCGTCGGTGTGCCCTTGGCCGAGGTCGGGAGCATTGTCTCCCCCACAGTTGGACCTACGCCGATCCTGCTGGACACCTTCACCGCTGCCGATGGGACGGACCCGACATCGCGGGATATGGACACGCACCCCGGCTTGGCGGGCACCAGCAGATGGCGCTGGGAAGGCGAAGAACTCGCTGACGTATACGAAAACGACTTCGTTACGCCTACTGGGGAGCAGTATTACTACATGCTCCCTGGAAAAGTGCAAAGCAACGCGCTTACTCCGACGCAGACTGTGACCCTGACGACGGGGATGTTTGCTCCATCGACAACGCCTCCACAAGGCGTGTCACTCAAACTTCGCACCGACACCACAAGCACGCTTTTCAATACAGACAATCTTTTTCTGTTCATTGAAGGCAACGAGGGAACGTCAACTCTACCTGCAATCGACCTTTCAGGAATCCGCATCATTGACCTGATTGTCAGGGACGCGCCCTATGACAACTATTTGCAACTTGAGGTGCAGATTGGCGGATACCTGCGGGCGCTGTTCAGTGACGCCGGCTCGTATCAAACGGCTGATGCCGTAATCACGGGGCAGAAGAAGTTTGGCCTGTACGTGTCATCTTCGCAGCTCGCATTGGTTGTGAATGGCGCGGTTGCGGCCTCAGTTTCTACGGGACTCGTTGCTGCGGTTCCGTGGTCAAACGTAGAACTGATGATGCGTAACCCTGTAGTCTCGAACTACACGCCAGAGTACCGCAACGCGAAAATTGATTCGTTTGCCGTCTACAGGGACATCACGCTTTCCGAAGCCATCGCATTGACTGCCCCAAGCACCGGGCCCACAGGCCTGCGCGCCGGCTCGCTGCAGACTGCCACCTGGATTCCAACCAACCCAACGCCGCGCGACGGCCGCGGGCAGGCGATCCTGACTGGGCGCTGCACGATCAGCAAGCTCGTGCTCGCAGTGCAAGACTGCGGCGGGCTCGTGTCCACGGTGACGGATCAAGAGCCGTACATCTTCAACGGCCGCATTGTCGGCGCACCCGGCAACCTTGTTGGCCGGGCACCGCGCAGCACCGGCACCATCAGTCTGCCCGTTGGGCGTGAGCGCTTGGAGTACACCCAGACGATCACATCCCGCGACTGGCAGCCCATGGCGATCACCTCGGTCAACTGGGTCGGTCAGCTATTCAACCGCAGCCCCCGGCTGTAAAGGAGACAACTATGTGGCAGGTAGTCGCCGGTGAGGCGGCAATGGCCGGTCTGCAGAATGTCCTTAGCGGCAGCCGGCAGATGGCGGCAATCGAGAACCGCGTCAACGACGCCAACGCAAAGGCCAGCAACAAGGTGCGCGGGGCCAGCAACAAGCTGGCTGCCGCCCAGGGCGCGCTGGCCCGCTGGTCCATGAGCCTGGACAACAACCGCAAGCTGCGGGCTGGCGGCAACGTGCTGGAGGCCACCACGGTCAACAGCCTGCGCCAGCAGGACGCGGGCCTCATCGGCTCGTTCTCTGATCAGATCAGGGCAGCCGAGTCCAT